ATGGAGGATAGTAGAATAAAGCACTAGAATGGTACCTTCCTGCCATTTACTCTATAAGACTAATGCCAACGTATAGGGTATAGCTAGCGTTACTTAGACAGGCTTACAGGAGCACGTATGATATGACATCTTCCTTAGGATCTATCTATCTCTGGGTGTAAGGTGTAATGGTGTAAGGTGTAATGAAAAGAGTAAGCTACCCCGAAGGATAGCTACATGTTAGTCAGTGGTAGGTTGATTGATGCCGTATAGCTTCATTGCTTCGCGCAGTCGTGCATCACATTGGTAACTGTGAATTGCATTGGATGTCTCAGCTTCACGTTCCATGATAGCAGCACCGTGGTCGATGGCATTGATGGAGCGCTCTAGTGGACGAGCAGCAGTAAGGGTAATGTCTACAGCTTTAGTTAGTATTCTCATGGTAGTTCTCCTAGGTTATGAGGGCAGATGCCTTTTACCGGCGTGAGCCGGATAGGGGGGGGGTAGTTTTGTTTTTGAACTAGTGGTTCTGTCAGTACTGTACTCGTAGGCAAGTATTAATTTTCCCTATTGATTTTTTTTCCTCATAAAAATTATGAAATTTCCCTATATGTTTTTTCTGTGTATAAAAAACACACACAAAATAATAAAGGTTTAAAAACCATTTCTATCTAGTAAGTTAAGCCTGGTGCTTAGTGCCGGAGGCACTATGTTCTCCCCACCTGTCTAACCGAGTACCCTAGCGAGTACGACAAGGCGAGCGAAGCGGAGCCGACGGAAGTACGGCAGCGACGGGTATGATGGTTTATATAATATAATAATTAATACTACCTTCGTCTTTCGCCTCTGCCCTGCGGGCCGGCTCAGACTCGGTAATCCCAGTTATACCAACTACAGAGATAAGAAAGGGAGGGGGTTTGCTGAGTTCCGAGCAGGTGCAGTGCTAACGCAAGTTAGTACCGATTTTTACCTATGGTAAACAATCGAGAGCACCGCGACGAGGAACGAAGTTCTCAATCATACCCCTTATTATATATAGGTGGAAAATGAGCCTAAATTAGATGGTTTCTTTATATAAATCAATGGCTTAACCTCGATATGCGTTTCTTACACTTTTAACACATTAACATTATGAAAATGTTGCAATACTAGAAGGTTAACAGTATCATAATGTGACACGTATAACACAAACCCAACATATTGGAGATAAATCATGCCGATAAAGCCAATGATTTCCGACAAGAGCCGCACCGTAAACTTTGAGTACTTGAAGTCTACTACACGTAAGTTCCAGTCTTACCACATCAGCGAAGTAGAGAGACATAATTTAATTAGTATTGGCGTCAACGCCTATTTGCTTTATGAACATTATCTTATGCAGGCGAGTATGTCATCGGATAAGTTATTGGATAAGCAAGCTGCTGCTAAGTACTTTGGCTTGAGTACTAGCCAGATTGATAGAGCTCATCGAATACTAACTAAGAATGGTTATTATGCTCGCACTAGCTATCGTAGAGGAGATGGATTGAAAGGGACTCATTACTACTTAGGCTTGCGCGCAGTAGAGAATTACCACTCACAGTTAGGCGGGGACTTATAAAAACATCAGATAACCGTAAACCGTTGATTTAGATTCCTCGTGCTCCCAACTTACACGAGACTAGTCAATGAGTACGGATATTAAGAGTTTAACTAAGTCGCACAGAGAATTTTGTTCCACAGCTCACCAGCGGAATGTATTTGACACCTACCTGAAAGAAGGTAGCAGTATCAAAGTGGAAAAAGTCCTCGGCGTACCCGCCAACAGTGTACGGGCCACATTAAAAAAGGTCCTACAGCGTGCACAGAAAGACCCTAGTTATGTTTTTAGTGTCGGTGGCAAGGAAGTCGTTGCTAGCCCTGGTTTCAAGTTTGGTAAAATTACTGTAGCCCGGCGACCAGAGCACGAGTGCAAAAATTGTGGGGTGATTACGGAAGAAGTGATTGACCGCATTTGGGATCGGCAGACGTTAGAGCCGGCGGATTATGTAGCCAGTGTTATCGAAAACTTTGAATATAAACCGTTACCGGTAATTAAGCCTCCGAAAGCAAAAGCTAAATCCAATCTACTAAACTTATACACCATTACCGACTTTCACTTGGGCATGTATGCCTGTGAAGCAGAGTCCGGTGATTCATGGGATATGGAGATAGCGGTACAAACTTTCCTTAAATCGTTCAGTAAGATGATTGAAGTCTCACCTACCACAGAAGAAGCCATTATTAATATACAGGGCGACTTCATGCATTGGGATGGACTAGATCCAGTTACGCCAACTAGTGGTCACGTAGTTGATGCCGATGTGCGGTTCTCTCGAATGATAGAGATGGCTATGGATTTATGTTTGTGGTCGTGTGAGTTAGCACTACAACACCATAAGAAAGTAACCGTTATTGTTGCAGAGGGTAACCATGACATCTCTGCTTCAGCTTGGCTTAGAAAACACTTAGCTAAGATGCTAGTAAACAATACACGGGTCAATGTATTAGACGTGGACTTTCCTTACTACGCTTACTTGTTCGGTGAGACCATGATTGGTGTTCATCACGGGCACAAGAAAAAGAACGCCTCCTTGCCTGCACTATTTAGTGAGGAGCCTCGATATAGACCGATGTGGGGACAAGCCAAGTATTGCTTTATACACACCGGCCATTTACATCATGAGTCTATGCAAATTAGTGAGAATGGTGGGGCGCTGGTAATACGCCATCCTACCCTGGCGTCTAGAGATGCCCATGCAGTAAGGGGCGGGTACAACAGTCAGCGCGGGGCATACGTGTTTACATACAACGACAAAGGTTACGAGGTTTGTCGGCACAGGATTACCCCGGAGTCTTTATGAAGGTCTTGATAATAACTGGCTGCAAAGACTCAATGCGCTGGTACTCAGGATTGGTTGGCAAAGCTGTGCCGTACCTGGGAGAAGACGACCTTGAGTTTCGTAGCCGTGAACCAGAAGGCTATATTAATTTTGTACAACTAACCGACGCAACTGTTATTGATGTAAGTAACAGCTGTCCAACCTGTGAGGAATAAGTAATGAGCGGCGAACAATCAATGGAAGATAAGATACAAGCAGCTGGCTTAACCGCCCCAAGACTAACCCCAGATTTAATTGATGCCAAAATACTTGCTGTGCAGTACCACGTATTTGACGGTACTTGCTTGACGGTTTGCTGCCTAACTCTAAAGAATGGGTTTACCGTAACCGGCGAAAGTGCGTGCGCTAGCCCTAAAAATTACAATGCTGAGATTGGGGAAGAAATTGCCTACGACGCCGCCAAAGAAAAAATCTGGATGTTGGAAGGATACTTACTGAAAGATAAATTAGCCCGCGGAGTACTGACATCGTGAGCGATACCTACGAAGAACGTTTAACCATTGAACGACATGAGTTGGTAGTAAAGCACCGTAAGTTAACAGAGTTCTTGGCTTCAGATGGAGTGATTCCGTTACTGGATGAGCAGATTGAATTGATGGTTTTGCAGACTGCAATTATGTCTCAGTACATAGTGGTACTCACCCGACGCATTGAGCTAATTTAGAAACATCAGATAAATTTATACACTAAACCTATATTGCCCCGATACACCAACTGCATCAAGGGCAATGATGAAACAACTTACTCCCGTAGATCCGCTAACTGCTGACGAGCTTAGGCACGCATTACCGGATAAATTTAAGAAGTCACTTAACCAAAAAACCATCGACAGTATCAATCAAGCACTCGCTGATCCTGATATGTACGAGACTTTCCGTGAGAACTTATTGGGTTATGCCAATGTGTTGGAGGACGGTAAGTTTAAGATGGAGCAATACCTTAACGCGGTTAAGTATGTCAGCTACAAATTGGCTAACAAAACTAACATCGCCGCTTACTCATTGGTTTTCCCTCACAAGATTAAAGACTTTGCTGTTCGTGGGGTTGAGCCTAAAGACGTGGCGAGCTATGTCACCTCGTACAACAAAAGTAAGTTAGTCACCTTGATAACTACCCAGTCACTTATCCCAACATGGGTATTGAACCAGGACAATCGCCAGCTCGCCATAAATACCCAGGTGGAGATAATGCTCAACGCCAACAGTGAGATGGCAAAGACAGCCGCAGCCAACTCGGTGCTTGTACACACAGCGCCGCCTGAAAGCCACAAAGTAGAACTTGAGATTAGTCAGAAGCCTGACTCGTCATTGGCGGCCTTGCGAGAAGCTACGATGGAACTTGTTGCCCAACAGAAGTTGGCCATCAAAAGTGGTGCGATGTCCGCACAGGACATTGCCCACACTCCAGTAACTATCGACCAGGAGATATTGGATGAGTAAGTTGAAGCGTATCCACATCAACCAGCACGTTATTCGCCGGAATATAAAAAACACTAATCCCAGCGAACACGAGCCGGTCATTGGTGTGGAAACAGCTGGAGCACCTAAAGAATATTTCCAACGCTTAAAGATCACAGGGCCTTGTGAAATTGTAGTGAGTATTAATAAACCACTGAGCTGTGGTGCGCGAGTATGGATAGAGACTCAGGCGGAGGTTGTCGAAAGTGAGTGAAGAATTTGATGTCCTCTCTGAATTGAAGGTAGAAGATTACCTCAATAAAGTTGACTACAACATCCCAAGTGATTACGAGCCTAGTGACTTTGCCTTAGAGTTTGTGACGTTTATTAAGTTGGTTAATGGTGCGCAGGGTGAGGAGAACATGACTCCGCTAATCCATTACTACATGCTAGATACGATTATGACTGGCAGCCACCGAATACTGAATCTCTGTCACCGGGGAGCGGCGAAGACTACGGTAATGGGTGAGTACTTATTTCTGTTCATTGCCACCTATGGAGAAATTCCTGGCTTTGGTGTTGTGGACCTAGCGTTGTACGTTTCTGACTCCATTGAGAATGGCGTGAAGAATATGCGCAAGAACCTGGAGTTCCGCTGGGAAAACTCTGACTTCCTCCGTAAGTACGTACCTACCGTGCGGTTCACTGATGTGCGGTATGAATTTCGGAACACAGAAGGAAAGGTATTCATCGTAAAAGGTTACGGTGCAAAAACAGGGGTGCGTGGTGCTAAAGAGATGGGTAAACGCCCACAGCTAGCGGTGCTCGATGATTTGGTTTCAGATGAAGATGCAAGATCCGCGACAGTCATTAGTGCTATCGAGGACACAGTTTACAAAGCGGTAAACTTTGCACTACACCCTACTAAAAATATGATCGTTTGGAGTGGTACACCCTTTAACGCTAAGGATCCACTATACAAGGCAGTGGAGTCGGGGGCATGGAGTGTCAACGTATTCCCAGTCTGTGAAAAATTCCCCTGCACTAAGGAAGAATTCCGAGGCAGTTGGGAAGAT